TTTAAATATTTCTTAATGATTAAATTACCACCTTGTTGATGTCTAAAAGGGAAGTAGTATGTTTCTCCCCCTGCTCCAATACCGATTCCACATAATTGGTTCGTATCGAAAGCATTGAACCCATTGGTTTCCACATCTACTATCCATGATTTGTTTGGGAGAATATTATCAATAACCTCTTGATAATTTTCTGTAGTTACTATCATTCAAATAAATCTAATTTGTCATCGGATTTTTTAGAATCAGTTTGATCTTTACTATTACCGAAAACTTGTGGATTTAATTGTTTATTAGGAGCATATCTATTTGAATAGTAATCTTCTATAGATACTAAATCAGATGTGTCCATATCTCCTTCTTTTTTATTTCTAGAAGTTGCAGCTAAACTATAGGTTGTATCTAACCCTTGTCCATGTCGTTTAACTCTAATTACTCCTTTGCTTAAAGTTCCCCAATCTTCAAATATATCTACTAATTGACTCCAAAGATATCCCCCTCTACCAAAAGGTAAGGCTATGATTTTATAATCATTTACTTCTTGTTTATATAGAGTTTTACCATTAGGGCCTTCTATAGCTTCCCAATCATCTGATTTCTTTTCTACATGTAGGGCATCATATACATAAGCCCATAAAGCGAACCTATTAGAAGGTCTTGTATCTTCAGGGATATTTAAAGCTTTAGCTACTTGTGGAAAATCGTTTCTGTCTTTTAGGTATACGTTTGTCCAACGATTCCCATCTCTATAAGTAACCATAGTTATTTCAGAAACATATGGGTCTCCTTCTTTTCCGTCTCCTACTGAAGAGAAAAAGATTTGGTCTCCATCTCGTATCCAAAATTCTTTTGAATCTAAATTACTTTGTGTTAATGTGTTTCTTTCTTCAATTCTTGCTTGTATTCGTGCTATTCCACTCATATTTTTTCTCCTATTATTACCAAAAATTTCTATTATTAATTATTGTATTTAATGTTACTTTATTTTTTATGTCTTGAACATCTTTGTATTGCTTTGGTAAATCTACTATAGATACCATAACATTACTAGAAAGTGTTGTCAAGGCATAATCGCCTGCTTTTTTACCTGTTTCATCATTATCTAAGCAAAGAACTAGCTCATCTGTTGGGAGATTTACTAATAACTCTTCTTGTTTTCTAGATAAATGAGCTCCAAGTAAAGCTACTGATGAATGTCCATGTTTGTCTAACCACATTGCATCTAATGTACCTTCAACAATACAGACATAATCAGATTTTTTTATTCTATTCCCACCGAATAAAAGAGCAGATTTCCTTAATCCATATGAATACATATATTTAGGTGTTGCATTCATTCTTCTAGCTACCCAACCTACCAACCTACTTCCTTTATCGTATATAGGTATGACTAGATCATCATACTTATTAGTTCCACATCCCCATTTAAACAACGTCTCTTCATCAAACCCTCTATCAAATATCCAATTTGGATAAGAATTAGCTATAAAATCTTCAGGTAACGAAATTTCTTCTAAATCTGTTTCTTCTTCGACTTTATAGAACTCATCAAATAAATTTAAATCATATTCAACATCTATATCATATCCTAATTTCTTGATAAAAGTATTTAAAGAACCTGATCCACAACCTGCGAAACAAATCCAAGCTTCTTTTTCTACGTTTATAGAACAAGAAGACCTAGTATCATCGTGAAAGGGACACAAAATTGAAAATTGATCTTTATCTAATGGTACATTAATTCCCACGTTTAAGAGTGTTGATGTCCAATCTGCCATTTTCTTACTTCTTAGCCGTTTTTTCTAAAGCTTTTACTAAAGCCCAAAACTTCTTCATCAAAGCACTTCTTTCTTTAGAAGATATTTTACCATCTTGCATACTTGCAACTGATACTTCTACTAAATCTAAAAGCTCTGGAAGAATTGCTCTATACTTAAAAATCATTCTAAGCATATTTTACTCCTTTAACTTTTCTTTTATTAAAAATCACTATCATATTTATTATACTCCTCTATTAAACCTTTATCAACATCCCATTTTAAACTGACTTGATAAATAGGTAATTCACCATCTCTATATTTTTGAAATTTAATATCTCTTTGTCTACTATCAGAATTACTAGATAAGCTAATTCCTGAAGTTTCTGATTCTGGTTTTCTCATTGCAATGGCTACATCGGCAGCTCTAATTAAAGCATCGCCAAAAGCTACATGTTCAGGTCTTGGAAAGGCTGAAGTATCTGCTGCTTCTCTTGTAGCTTGAGTAGAAACAACTATTGGTATATTAAAGGATAATGAAAGGTTTTTAATTCCGTAAAACAATGCGTGGGATTGTTCCCACATTTGTTTTTTATTAGCAGTTCTTGTGCTAACTAAATATATACCATCTAAAACAACTAATTCAGGATTATATTTTCTAATTAAGGTTGCTATTCCTTCTAATGAAATACTAGATTCTCCTTCTATATGATCACATACTAGTAAATTCTTTCCTTTTATAGTCTCTAAAAACTCTTTGTACTTTTCTTCGTCTATATCTCCCCCTGTTCTCAAATTTGTATGTGAAAAATCATAACCCATTTTCCGTGCTAATACAACATCTAATCTTAAACTTATCGCATCTACAGGCATCTCAGTAGAAATTAATAAAGTTTTAACTCCTTCATTAACTGCTGTAGCTGCTATATCTACACACATCCAAGTTTTTCCTACAGTAGGTCGAGCATAAAAAGCTATTAATTCACCGGGTAACCACCCAACTCCCATATTATTAAGAACACTAAAAGGAGTTTTAATTCCTCTTAATCCATCTTTAGTATTAGCTTTTTCTTCTTTTCTTTTGCTCCACTCTTTAAATCTTTCATCACTACCTTTATCATATTCTACAATATCATCATCATGATGAATCATTACATCATCTAATAAACTGCTTATTTTAGATATGGCTTCAGGAGCATTTTCTTGTAGTAAATCCTTATTAGTTTGAAAAGCTTTAACAGCTCCTCTAAAAGTTACTTGATTCTTAAATACTGAAATTAAATAATCAATATTAGTTTCGGCTGCTTCTGGATTTAAAGCAGGGAAATTATCTTCAAGTAAAGCGTGTGGGGGGAATTCGTTTGTGTCATCTACATAGTCAAGTAACCATTTAAAAGCTTCTCCATGTTTTGCAAAATCCGAAGGAGAGTATCTAAATTTTCTCAAAGCTACTTTACTGTTTAAATTAAAAATTAAACCTGATTCTATAAACTCATTATTTTCCATTGTCATCCTATTGGATATATTATCCTATTATTACTATTATTTTTTAAATATATGTAGTATTCTATATTATCTTTTGTATTATTGTCAACATACTTTTTAGCTAATTTTAAATTCGTGTATTTTCCTTGTTCCCAACTTTCTTGTGTTTCTATATTAAATCCTATAATAATATAATCTTCTGTATTTAATTTATTTGAGTCTTCTTTTTTATAGAAGCCTCCACTTCCTTTTCTTTTTTTAAGAGGCATCTGTAATTTTTTCTTTGTATAAATTTTCAAATTTTTTTCTTATTTTATTTCGTACTCTATATGCAGACTCATCTAAATCTTCACTAATTTCTGTCATCGTTAAATCTTCAAATCTTAATTCTATATATCTTTTTTCTTTTTCGGTTAATTTTAAATTGTCTAAAATATCAAATATCTCAATTTCTTCTAAAA